ACTAGGAATACTTGTGATTAAACGGTAATTTAGATAAGATACTTACATTGGTTGCTCATAGAGCGGTTGAGTCGTAAATCTCTAATCTGTCTTACTGCTTAATCAGGCTTCGCAAACCTAATCAATGTAAACATAATAAACCTTGACGCTCCCCAACTCAAGGATAATTTAGGCTTAACTTCGGTTAGGCCTTCTTTTTGCCTGACTATAAATTCCACTTATACCCTATAAAATATTTCGACTCGCTTTTATTATTCCCTTTGCTAATATCTATTCAACGAAACGGAGCGCAGACAATGAGATTACAAAGAGCAATAGCTGGTTTATTTGAAACCATAGCCGCATTAAGTTCAAAAGACTTTGTTATATACGCTGTATATGACACGGGAATTAGCAACATTACTGTGAACGTGTACAAGAACAAAGATTTGCCAGAAGATTTCGATGATTTGACTTGCTACACAGATGGTATTCACGCGCTTAATGAAATACACGCTTTAGAAGATGAATTGATTGAGATTTATAATACTTGCAAGGGGAATAAATAATGTTTGAATATAACCAGCCAGCACCAAGCAAAGAAGAAGCTGATGATATTGCTTATAACGGTTATTTAAAGGGTGATATTTGCTTCCCTACTGGATTGTCTAAAGACGAGTATTTGAAGATGCTTAAAACTGCATTAGAAAGTCAGGTATTACCAAATAGATCAGTATTACATGAGCCAAAAGGATAAGAATATGACTAGCAAGGCAGTAATAGAAATGACAGCAGCCGAAGAATTGAAAAACAGAATAGACGAATGTGATAAAGCGCTCTGGTTGTGCGACGAAACGATCAGAAAGGCTATCTATGAGAATGTATCTAATGAGCTTCTAGCGTTGCTTAGAGCGGCTAAGAAGTGCGAGAAAAACAGAAGCAGCCAATTAGCTGTATTTTATAAGCTAGGTCATCAGCTATTTGAAGATACAGAGGCTTATATTGCCGCTCAATCAGTAGAATTAGAAACAGGAGAATTGCCAAAATGAGTAACTTAACAGTTATTTATGATTCAGCTTACAGATGGGCTAGAAAGGAAAAGAAGCTATCTGTAAGGGAGGCAGAAATTTACGCTGATAATCAAGTAAAGCAGCATGAAGCTGATGAAGTCGAAAGGATGGTTAAAAAGCTAGAGGGTGAATCAAAATGAGTTACGACCCTAATCTTATTTATAACAAGCTTATTGAAACTGGCGCAGATTGGGCGGATAAGAAATCTGCCTTTATGCTGCTTGACGATATGACGAAAACCGTATTAGCCGACGTTATTGTCAATACAGACGCTAAAAGCATGGCAGAGCGCACTGAAATGGCAAAGGCTGATAGTTACTACAAAGCACACTTAAAAGGCCTTGGAGAGGCTAGAAAAGCCTATTTACATGCGGAAGTTATATACAAATCAATGCAGGCTTTAGCTGATGCGAGAAGAACCGAGGCAAGCACGCGAAGAGCAGAGGCGAAACTGGCTCCAATATGTACATAAAGCCACCTTATAAGCCCATAAGTAATCGGTATTAGCTAAATAATCACGCTTAACTATACTAAACAACATGAAACTAGAAATACTACAACCAGACGACCTAACCCAGTCAGAATTTGAGGCTTATTTCAGCTTCTTAGCGGGTGAGTGTTATTACTTTTTAGAGCAGGCGGTATAGAGGAATGGATATGAGTATAGCTGAATGGGAATATGAAGAAGTCGAGAATTACTACCAGCTAGGCGTTATCTCTAATGAGCTTAGAATGAAACTATTAGATGATATTTGCATTATATTAATGCGTAGCTAGCCACTCACTAGGAGAGAATAGGATGAAATACATATCAAAAGCATACTGGCCTAAAGATGCAGGATTAAGTTTAGGCAATACAGAATGCTCAAGCACAGACACGCATCGCTCACGAGCAGAAGCAGAAAGCGTATGTAGATCGCTTGAAAAGTACGGGTTTGGATGCGGAGGCAATATTTTCCCTGTTAAAACAGAAGTGATAGAACAGAAAGAGCCTAACCAATAACTAAGGGGATGAAGATGGATAAAAAACAATTAGAAGATTCTTATAACCATTGTCTTAATGTCAATAACGAGCTAGAAATGGAGCTGCTGCATCTAAGACTAGAGGCAAGAGATCAATTCGCTATGGCTGCTTTGCAGGGATTATTAGCAAGCAAAGGCAAGAGCGTCTATGGCTTTGACGTAACTGCTGAACAGGCATATATATGCGCAGACGCAATGCTTAAAGCTAGGGGCTAACCATGTACAAATACGAATCACAAATAACTCTTTTTTTAATCGGGCTAAGTGTTCCTATTTTAGTGATGCTTAGTGTATAATTAGCCTATCGGATGGCCTCGACCCCTGACGATTAAACTTAAAGCCTTTTTGATGATAGTGGAAGTGTAAAAACTTCGGTCGAGCACTATCAATAAAGAGGCTTTTTTTATGCGAGAAACAAAGTGACAAAACGAAAGTCGTTTATTCTACATATTGACTCACTTGGGATACTAGATAGCCTAAGTGATGAACAAGCTGGCAAGTTATTTAAAGCAATCAAATCCTATCAAGTTGATGATGAGTTAACTACTGACGAAGTAATTAAGCTTGTATTCTTTCCTTTCAAGTCTCAGTTTGAGCGAGACAACGAAAAGTATAAAACTATCTGCGATCGCAATAAAAACAATGGGTTAAAGGGTGGTAGACCTAAAGCCAGTGAAACCGAGAAAACCCAGTCGGTTATTAAAGAACCCAGAAAAGCCGATAGTGATAGTAAGAATGATAGTGATAGTGATAATGAAGAGCAAAAGATATTGTCACCTTCTTCGAAGGCTGACCCAGTACCGTATCAGAAAATAATTGATTTATATCATAAAACACTTCCTGAATTACCGACTATTGCAAAACTAACACCAAAGCGAAAAGGCCAGATAAGGCAAAGATACACTGAGGATATGAAAGAGCTTACAAACTGGGAAAACTTCTTTGATTACGTGAGTCAATCTGATTTCTTAATGGGTAGGGTTCAGCCTACTAACGGACGCGCCCCATTTAGAGCTGATATTGAATGGCTAACCAATCAAACTAATTTTACAAAGATTGCAGAGGACAAATACCATGTATGACAAGAAGAAAAGCAACAGACCTGATGCAAAGACAGCACCACGATATAACGAGGTATGCGGAAAGAATGGATGCACAAATCATACCGATCTAGTATTTATGTGCGTACTGAATAATAAAACAGGGAAGTATGAAGTCGGCTGCATGAGCGGCCATGATAAAAAGCCAGCTTACGGCTTCCAGAATGGGAACGAGGTATTTATGAATGCTCAGTTTGAGTTTAAATCTTGGATAACCCGCTGCTGCTCATGTTACAGGGACGATATAACAAAGCACGGTAAAAGCGTTGCTGGTTACGTTAATGGCATTAAGGAAGAGCGAGAGGCGCTAACTCAGCAGTTAAAGCCAGCGATAAAACACACAAAGAAGCAATGCAAGAGATAAAGGATAAATTGAAATGAATGATTTGTTAAATATGGATTGTATGGCGTACATGAAAGGCCAGCCAGCTAATAGCTTTGATCTGGCGATAGTTGGTGGTACAATAAGCGCTTAGTCCTTACGAGTATAGAGATATGGAAGTAATTAGTGATATGCAAATAGGCAAAGCAGGCGAATATCTTGTCTGTGCAGACTTAATAGCAAAGGGTTTTATAGCCTATCCATCTGAGCAAGGATTGCCGTATGACGTTGTTATGGATGATGGCAATAGATTATTAAAGGTTCAGGTTAAAACTACTAGAACCCACAAACAGAAGCCTCAAAGGGTAAATAATAACAATACCTACGCATTCAATATTAAGCGGTGCGGGAAGAAAAATAAATCTTTTCATACAGATGATAGTTGTGACATTTTTGCTCTTGTGGCTCTTGATGCAAAAATAATAGGCTATATGCGCAACTCAGACATTAAGCAAACCATGTTCTTTAGGGTCGAAAGTATGCGCGGAACTTATAGGGATGAGGTCATAAATACGCTAGTTCGTGGGAAGTATCTATCTGATTTGAATATTGAGAAGGTGTTATGTCAAAAATAGAATTGCTTAATGAGGATTGCATGGACGTGATGGCGCGTTATCCTGATAATTATTTCGATCTTGCTTGTGTAGACCCGCCTTATGGTATAGGCGAAAGTGGTGGAGCTGCAAGAACAAGGGGGAAAAAAGAAGCTAATCATAAGCGTAAAGAATGGGATAATGAAACACCGACTAAAGAGTATTTCAGAGAATTAATTAGAGTTAGTAAAAATCAGATAATTTGGGGCATTAATTATTTTTCATATAATATGCGGCCTTCAATGGGGTGGATATGCTGGGATAAAAAACTTGATAACAGTGATTTTTCAGATTTTGAGCTTGCTTATTCTAGCTTTAATCGTGCAGCCAAAATATTCCGATATTCAAAAAATGGAGGTAGTAGATCACCCGCAGCGTTAGCAGATTTAATTCACCCAACTCAAAAGCCAGTAAAGCTATACGATTGGTTATTGTCCAACTACGCAAAAGAAGGCGATAGAATACTAGATACCCACTTAGGAAGCGGTTCAAGCGCAATAGCAGCACATTACGGCGGCTTTGACTTTGTGGGAATGGAATTAGACTACGATTATTACAAAGCGGCGCTAGATAGATTTGAGCGGGAAACAGCACAGATAGATATGTTTCAGGTATAGATTCTAGTAATACCCCATAAGCACAATCAATTATACATAGTTAGATTATAGGATTATTGTTAATAGAAATTAAATAGGAGATAGATATGGATGATTTTGAGCAAGAAGAACAATACCTTGAAGATCAGTTATCAAGCGGCGAAATAGGAATGGCTGAATACAACAAAGAAATACAGAAATTGCAGCGAGAATATAGAAGTTGCGCTAATGAATCGGCTCAATCTGCATATGATGAAGAAATGGGTCGCTGGTAATTTAGCTTGATTATAGGCTGATACTAAACATAGGTTAGGAGATAGAGAATATGAAAATGTTTTTAGCAACAATGATAAGTGGCCCAATTTCATTTTTTATAATGCTGGGATATGAGGTCAATGTATTTATGGCTGGGTCTATAAGTTTGGCTTTGCTGACATTGGCTGCTTCAATTATTACAAAGCTAGATTTTGGAAGTTGGAACCCTTTTTAGGTTAATTAATAGGTGAATGGATATGAAGGTTAAACCAATAGGCAGAATGTTTGGATTTTGGGTGCTTGTTTTTTGCGCGTTTATATCGACTTACAACGGCGATAGCGTAGAGGCTGCTATTTTTATAGTTGGCGCGGTGATATTTGATGCTATTAAAACTATCGGCAATAAACAACAGTAAGGACAAGCAATGAACGCAATAGATTATGTTTACAATCAGGTTTACAAGACGGCGTTAGCTAAGGGAGCTAAAGACTCAGACGCTTTAAGCGCGGCAATTACGGCAGTTGAGAAATTCAAAAAGAATAAGTTTGAAAAAGTTACTACGCTAATAAACGACAAGATAAAAGAAGCAGTAAAGGGAAAGTAAAATGTTTAAATTTAACAGACAAGAAACAATGGTTGTACAGATAAAGCGCCACGTTAGGACGCTAAAAGGCGATTTTAACGCGCCTGAGTTGGCCGCTACGGTGTTTGATTGCAATACGCTACTCGTTAGCAAGGCTCTAACGCAATTGAAAAAGGAGGGCGATATAAAGCAATCAGGCATAACTAATCGAAAAGGCAGAAGGCAAGGCGGCGGGCAGATTAAAACATGGACTAACGGCAAAACAGACTATAAGCCAGCCGATGAGGGCAGCATAGCAACCAGAGTAAGTAATTACTTGCAGGATTATAAAGGCGAATTTACAGCAATGGAGATAGCCAATCACTTCAATAAGAACAAATCAACGATTAGCAATATATTTGTTACGCTAAGAGAAGATGGCTATATCGTTAAAACTGAAATGATAGACGCTAAAACAGGATTTAAGCAGCAAGGCTACGCAAGGGCAACGGATAAAAAGAAGGGCTGCCCATTTAACCTGTTTAATTACAGAAAGCCGAACTTTATTCGACACGGTAGGGACGATCGGTCGGCAATGGCTAAGAATACTTTGGCGGTGTCGCAATGAGAGAGATTAAATTCAATTTTGTGTATGGGATAGATGGCGAGACTGAAACATATTTCACTAAGTCATTTACTTTTGCAGAGATAGAAGGCGGCGATCATTTTGATGAGATTTCAGACAGTCCTCTTTTAAGGGATTATAGTATATTAGCTAAGCGCCAATACACAGGACTAAAGGATAAGAACGGGAAGGAGATATGTGAGGGGGATATTGTTAAGTGGGGCGAGAATATAGAAACGGTATTTTATAGCGTTGATAATGCGGCATTTGAAACAGAAACGAGCATGCTAGATAATGAAAGCTTTGAAGTAATCGGGAACATTTACGAAAATAAAGAGCTATTAGGTGATATATGAGCAGAGAAAAGTTTAAAATCCCTACTGATTGGCTAAAGCCTGTTGTTATAGATCAATACAAGCTACCGCCATTAATGGTAATTACTGAATGCCATATTTATTGGACGTTAGCGCAGGCAACAACAAGAAAGCATAGAAAGTATTTGGCTGCTTCAATTGTTTTAGGGCAACCGTTTAATCTGTCGTTTAAGGGTGATTTATGAGTGAGTCAAATGTCGTTAACCTAGCAGACTACAGAAAGCCTAGATTTAAGCTAGACATAGAGGTAAAGCTAGATAGTAAAAAGGCGTGTGAATTGATAGACGCGCAAACACTATTAGCTCTTTGCATGATAAAAGCGCCAACCGTTACCATTGACGGGCAGACAATAGAGCTTGATATGGATGATATATTTAACGAATTAGAAACACGGGACTGATTAATGGTATAATTAGCTCTAAATAATCAAGAGGGTTCAGCTTGTAGCTGGATTAGAGCTAGTGGCTCAAGACGAAGAAGAAAACGAAAACGCGGGCGATATTGGATTAATAGCCAATACAGGCGGAAGGCCAAGAAAATATGACTCACCCGAAGAATTTGATGAAATGGTTGATAACTATTACCGTCATTGTAGAGCAACAGGTGAGCCTATAACGTGGACAGGGCTTGCTTTATATCTCGGATTTTCAAGCCGTCAATCTATTGACGAGTATAAAAAATATGACGGGTTTTCTGACTCTGTAAAGAGAGCGAAGTCGTTAGTTGAGTACGGATACGAGAAATTATTGCATAGAGGCTCTAACGCAGCAGCCCCTATATTCGCACTTAAAAACTTTGGATGGCGCGATAATTTAACCTTAGTTGGTGACGATGAAGCAGACCCAATAAGCGTATCAATAATTGCTAAAGACGCATCAAAGCCAGTAGATGCCTAAAAACCTAGAGGTATCATCAAACATACCGCAGGCCAATTTCCTTAGCTTGCCACATAAGTTCAGAGCTTTTGTAGCAGGTTATGGCACTGGCAAAACATGGGTTGGCTGTATGTCGCAGTGTATCCACTATCTAAAGCACCCAAAATCAAATCAAGGCTATTTCGCGCCAACATACCCACAGATCAGAGATATATTTTACCCAACTATCGAGGAAGTGGCTCACGGGTTCGGGCTAAAGACTCAATTTAAAACATCTGATAAGGAAGTTAGCTTTTATTCAGGCTCAAGGTATAGAGGGACAAGTATTTGTAGATCAATGGATAGACCGGAATCAATAGTTGGTTTTAAGATAGGTAATGCGCTTGTCGATGAGCTTGACACTTTGAATATGGATAAGGCGGAAAGCTCGTGGCGAAAAATCATAGCTAGGATGCGTGATAACAGAGGCGCTAATGGTATTGATGTAACCACAACACCAGAGGGCTTTAGATTTGTTTATAAGCAGTTTAAAGAAAATCCAACGCCTAGCTATGGCTTAGTTCACGCCTCTACCTATGATAACGCCGCTAATTTACCTAATGGTTACATAGAATCACTTGTAGAGACTTATCCTGATAACTTAATTGAGGCTTATCTAAACGGCCAATTCGTAAACCTAACATCTGGAACGGTGTTTAATTCATATGATCGGGTTAGATGTAGATCGAGCGAGACGATACAAGAAAAAGAGCCTTTACGCATAGGGATGGATTTTAACGTAACAAACATGAGCGCGGTTATTTATGTCTTGCGTGATGATAACTGGCACGCCGTAAGTGAATTATCTGGAATATATGACACGCCAGCAATGATAGATGTTGTTAAGCAGAAATGGCCTGAACACAATATAAGAATATATCCAGATGCGAGCGGGAAAAGCAGAAAAACAGTAGATGCCTCAATATCTGACATAACTCTATTAGAACAAGCAGGCTTTATGGTTTACGCGAACCCTAGCAACCCACTAGTTAAAGATCGCGTCATAGCTACCAACAAGGCATTAAGTAGTGGTAGAATGCTGATTAATGATAGTTTATGCCCTGAGTTTGCTAAATGTCTTGAGCAATTAGCCTATGACAAAAACGGCGAACCAGATAAGAAAAGCAATTTAGATCATTTACCGGACGCAGGGACATATCCTATAGCGTTTGAAATGCCGATACAGAGGCCCGTGGCTCAGTTATCCGTTAACTTCGCGAGATAAATAAAATATGCCAGTTTCAGACCAGCACAAAGAATACATCAAATACCTTCCTAGAGTCTTACAGGTGCGTGATTGCGTAGAAGGCGCTGATGCAGTAAAGACACGAGACGGCGGCAAAAAGTACCTGCCTAAGCCCAATGCCTCTGACTTATCACAAGAAAACGAAGATAGATACACTGCTTATAAAAAGCGGGCTTCTTACGTTAACTTCACCGGACAGACTAAAGAAGGCATGTTAGGGATGGTATTCCGCAAGCCTATGGCCTATGAACTGCCGGACGCTATCAAGTACCTAGAAGAGAATGCAACGGGCGGCGGGTTATCGCTTGAGCAGTTAACGGTTGATATAGTTGGCGATGAATTAGAGACGGCTAAGTATGGCATATTAGTCGATTATCCAGACGCAGAAGAAGGTGTTACACAAGCAGAGGTTACGGCTCGTGGATTAAGGGCTAGTTTATTACCTTACCCATTTGAGTCTATTGTTAATTGGCGTTGTGAGGTTATAGACGGCGTTAAAAAGCTTTCATTAGTCGTATTGCATGAAATGGTAGAAGAAGTCGATGATGATGGCTTTGGTTCGGAGGATGTAGATCAATACCGAGTGCTTCGATTGACTGATGGTGTTTACACTCAGCAGTTATATGACGAAGATAGCAAGCCAAAGGGCGAAGAATACTCGCCTCGTGATTTCAGTGGTGGCACTTGGGATGCGATTCCTTTCGTTATCATTGGCGCACAAAACAACGATGAAACCACAGACAAAGCTCCCTTGTATGACATATCGGAGATAAACCTAGCTCATTATCGGAATAGTGCTGATTATGAGGAGTCTAGCTTTATGGTTGGACAGCCTACACCAGTAATTAGCGGATTAAGTCAAAGTTGGGTAGAGGAAGTATTAAAAGGCGGTGTATTGCTTGGCTCTACTAAAGCTCTATTATTGCCTGTTGATGCTGACGCTAAGTTGATGCAGGCCGAATCAAATCAAATGCCACTAAAAGGTATGGAGCTAAAAGAAGATCAGCTTATTAAAACAGGCGCTCGAATCATTCAAGACTCAAGCGGAAACGAAACAGCAGAAGCGGCCCGTATTCGTTTTGGCGGTCAAAATTCAAAGCTTAGTCTGATTGTAATGAATGTAAAAGACGGGCTTACAAAGGCTTGTGAATGGGCGATTAGATTCATGGGCGGCGATGGCGAAGTATCAATATCTATTAACACTGAGTTCTATGATAAGACTTTAGATGCGCAGCAGGTCATGGCGTTGATTCAATTAGCAGATCGAGGCGATATTTCAAGCGATGCTTTGAATAATGCGCTTAACCGTGCTGGCTGGACTGATGAAGATGATGATGAAGGCGGTGATGATACACGAGGCTTTAATTTAGAGCCTATTAATAACGCTACATTACAGCCACAAGGACAGGCGGTAGAAAGTCAGGCATTAATATCTATATTAGAAAAGCTAACAGCGGCACCCGTTCAAGGCGAGCTTATGACCGCTGAACCAATAGCGCCTAATATAACGATTGAAGCCCCTGTGTTTAATATTCAGGTTCCAGAGGGATTGATTGCTTTCCCTGAAAACATGGTAAATGTAGAAGTGTCGCCACCTAGTGTTACGGTAGAGGCCGCGCAAATCAACGTAGAAGCGCCTCAGATCACCGTAGAAGGCACAACGATACAAGAGGGCGGTAAGTCTATCAGTATCCAGCGTGATGAGAATGGTGATATTATAGGGGCTGAAAGTGAGTAGTATTAAAGTACAGCCTGACGAACACCCACAAGCGGTTGATGTTGCTACTGACGTAATTAGTAATGAGCATCATCCATTATTCAAGGTTGAGTACGGCGATGCTGGCTCTGCTACTCAGGTAAGCAAAGCGCATCCATTGCCTGTTGTTCAGGGCGTTGGTGACTTAACTATCGACGCATGGGGAACGCCTAAATTTTCCCAAGATCACAGTGTTTTTCATGGTATGTTCACTTTTGATGTGCCTTCTAGCATGTGGCTAGTGTATGAGGACGGCGCAGAGATTCCTAATTCAACAAGCACAGGTGCAGTGTCTACTAACGGGGCATTAGTCCTTGATACTGCGGGACTAACATCTGCGGCTGTGGAGAGTAGAAGGCACCCAAGGTATCAGCCAAACAGAGGTCATCACTTCGCAACTGCTGTCATTTGCCCTAACAAGATGCTAGATGGAACAAGGCGATGGGGGTTGTTTACATCAGACAACGGTGTGTTTTTTAGACTTAAATCTGATGGGCTGCTTTACGCTGTAATTCTTAATAATGGCGTAGAAGATGAAGAGCTAATAAATACATCGGATATTCCAGATTTTGACGTAGAAAAAGGCAATGTTTATGATGTACAGTTCCAATGGCGTGGAGTTGGTAACTACAAGTTCTATATAAATTTAAAGCTTGTCCATACGTTTAACTACTTAGGCACGTTGACTGGGCTTTCTATGGCTAACCCATCTATTTCTATTGGGTTTGAGTGCGTTAAAGCGGCTGAAAATGTTACTATGCTGGTAGGTTGTGCTGATATATCAAGCGAAGGCGGTGACCTTGAGCGAGAGCAATACGGCTCTGCTATAGGGACTCAGACAGGGAATAATGTAGACTATCCGATAGCGTCAATTTACTGCCCGCCTACAATAAATGCTAAAGAGAATACAAGGGACTTACGACTAGCAAGGGTGACTGTAAGTTCAACCGCGCGAATTACAGCTAGTATTTGGAAAACAAGGGACTTATCCGCTCTCACAGGTGAGTCTTTCGCGGCAATTGGCAATGGCTCATTTGTTGAGGTCGATACTGATGCCACTGCTATGGTTACTGGAAATGCGGTGCTTATTACTAAATTTAAAGTTGAGGCAAATGCATCGTCTTTCGTGGATAATCCGTCAAGAGATACGATAGATTTTTATCTAACTCATGGAGATATTCTAATAGTTTCTTATACTGGCAATGCTACGGTCGATGCTGTGATCGAATGGGGTGAAGAAATTTAAATGATTAGCTCAACTATTAAAGGCCCAGCTTTTTTCATATTCTTTAAGACTAGAAAGGATACAGGCGGAACGGCAAAGCCAAAGCGTGATGTTATATCATTACAGATAGCGCAAGCATTAAGGCGTAGAGACTTAGAGGATGAGCGGGCACGGTTATCTGAATTAGTAGACTCACAGTTACCAGAAATAAATCAGGTAAGCGTTATTGATTCGATTGCTATGCCTGATTTCAGCTTTATAGAGCAAAGAATATCAGAGCTAGAAATAGAAATAGAAGATTTAGACTTTGAAATTGAGATAATTAAAAAAGATGATGCGCTTGCCCTTATCCTTATTATGCAATTGTTATGAGTGCTAATACTTACGCGCTCGATACATTAACGAGGCATCAAATCTATTTGCAGCGATATTCTAGCGGCATAGTCAATAGAATGCTGCCTATCCTTGACGATATTGCAGATGATATAGCGGCTAAGATATTACAGGCTGATTTAACAGAGTTTCAATTTAACCGATTAACCATTATGCAAGCTGATGTTAGTCAGGCTATTAGTGCGGCATTAGGTGATGTTAATACAGCGTTAAATGATGAGCTTATTGATTTGGTTGATTATGAGGCTGGATTTACCAATAGATTACTAGATGACATGCTGATTACTGGTAGCTCCACGGTAAACGCAGAAGCATTGGCCGCAAGTCTTACTGACTCACTTATGACGCTGACTAGTGGTAAAACAACGGCATCAATGACAATAAATAAAGCCTTTACGCAATTTGCAGGCACAGCGGCTCGTGATGTTGGAAACGCTGTAAGGGTCGGAATAGCGGAAGGACAGACGACTAACCAGATAGCTAAAACAGTTACTCAAATGACTAACACGCGCACAAAAGCACAAGCTGAGGCATTGATAAGAACGGCAGCTAATCACGCCTCTACGGTAGCTAGGAGTGCGGTATATAAAGAAAACTCAGATGTTTTAGACGGTGAGATATACACGGCAACGCTAGACGGCCATACAACTATGGAATGCGCCAGCCTTGACGGTAAGACTTACGATGTAGGACAAGGCCCGCATCCACCAATTCATTTTAATTGTAGAAGTGTAAGGATTCCAGACGTTAACCCTGCTTTCACACTTGCCAAGCTATCAGGCGCTAGGGCAAGTATGGATGGCCCAGTTACCAATAGGAATTTCAGTGGATGGCTAAGAAATCAGCCTAAAGGCTTTCAAGATGAGTACTTTAGCCAATTTACTGACGGCAAAGACCGTGCCAAGCTATTTAGAAACGGCGGGCTATCTATGGATAAGTTCACAGATAACCGTGCTGTAGTTTATAATATGGACGAATTGAGGGCGTTAGAGCCTCAAGCGTTTGAAAGAGCAAATTTATAACGCGCAGTAGCGCATCAACCCAGTGGGTAAATAACTATGTTAAAAAGAAATCAGTTTTTAAAATACAAATTGAACCGTAAAGAAGGTGAAGGCGAGGGTGAAGGTAGCGGAGAGGGCGAAGGTTCAGGCGGTGGCGGTGGCGGTGATGACTTAACAGCTTTAACATCTGAAATAGAAAGGCTCCGCAAGCATAACGAGACGCTGCTAGGCGAAAAGAAAACAGAAGCAGAAAAGCGCAGACATGCAGAAGAAGAAGCACAACGTAAATCTGATGAGAAAGCCTTAAAAGATAAAGATTATGAGCAGTTATACAAGTCATCTACTGAAAAAAATACAGAGTGGGAGACTAAATATAACGAGCTTAGTGGGAAAGTAGCTAACGAGAAGAAAAACAACGCAGCCATGAAAATAGCCGCAGACATTGCAGACGGCGCTAATATTGATATAATGGCTACATTCATTGCGCAACGTCTTAAATATACGGACGATGGGCTAAAGGTAACAGACTCAAGCGGTGATTTAACCGTGTCGAGTTTAGATGATTTAAAAGCCGAGTTTAAGAATGATGCAAAGTTTGCCTCTCTTATTCGTGGTTCTCAAGCTTCTGGTGGCGGTGCTACAGGTGGCAAAAATAGTAGCGGTGCTGCTGCAAAAGAAATGGCGCGAAGTGATTTTGATGCTTTGTCGCAATCAGAACGTAAAAAATTCGCCTTAGATGGCGGAAAAGTAATTTAAACTTGAGGATTAAAAAATGGCTAATGTATTAACAAATCTTGCTGCTGATTTATATAAAGCGGCTGACGTAGTAGGACGTGAACAGGTAGGTGTGATTCCTTCTGTAACTTTAAATGCTGGTGGTTCTGAACGTGCTGCTGTAGGTGATACGGTTCGCTCGCACTTCACAAACGCGGCAACAGCGGTAGATAATACTGCTTCTATGACTATCCCACAGGGTACAGATCAAACGGTTGATAGCAAGACTTTATCAATTACTAAATCTCGTGGTGTACAGATTCCGTGGACTGGTGAAAATATCCTAAGCGTTAACAACGGTTCAGGATTTGAAACAATCTATGGTGATCAAATTGCTCAGGCAATGCGCACACTAACGAATGAGATTGAAAACGATGCTTGGGCGGCTGCTTATGTAGCTTCTTCTCGTGCTTATGGTACGGCTGGTACTACTCCGTTTGCTTCTACTCTTGCTGGGCCTGCTCATGTGCGCCAAATCTTAGTAGATAACGGCTGTGCGGTATCTGATGCGAGTTTAATCATTAACTCAACAGCAGGTGCTAATCTTCGTACTCTTACCAACCTAACTGATGCTAGTGCGGCTGGTACTGATTCAACTCTACGTCAAGGCATATTATTGCCATTGTCTGATTTGAATGTACGCGAATCAGCTAAAGTATCAACTCATACTAAGGGCACGGGCACTTCTTACACGTCTGCTACTACTGGTTTTGCTATCGGCACTAAGTCAATCCCAATTATCACGGGTTCAGGTACGGTTCTAGCTGGTGACACTGTAACCTTCGCAGGCGATACTAATAAATACATCGTTGAGACTGGCGTAGCTGCTGCCGGCACTATCGTTTTAGGTGGTACTGGTTTACGTCAAGCTCTTGCGGCTTCTGCTGTAGCTATGACTATCGGTGATACTTACACTGGCAACATCGCTCTTGAGCGTTCAGCGTTCGAGATTGCTATGCGAGCGCCTGCAATGCCTGAGGGTGGTGATGCTGCTTCTGATAGCATGATGATCGTTGATGACCGTTCTGGTTTGGTCTTTGATATTTCGGTATATAAAGGCTTCCAGAAGACAATGGTTAATGTTTCGGCAGCTTGGGGCGTAAAAGCTTGGAAGTCTGAAAACATTGCAACTTTGTTAGGTTAGTATCTTGCCGCTAATCCTTCTCACGAGGGGTTAGCTTCAATGGTATTAATCAGAGGGTTAAATTATGACGATGACATGTGAAACAGTTAAAATTCAAGCGGATAATGAGCAAGGCTTTATTATCATCAATAAAGACGATCATAAAGAACAGAAGCTATTTGTTGAAAAGGCCGATAAGCCTAAAGCAGCAAAAACTAAAAAGGCTGAATAATGGCAACTATAGTTGTAGAAACAGGCTCGATTGTTACAGGCGCGAACAGCTATGTATCTGAGGCTGATTTATCTACCTATGCCACAGACAGAGGCGTTACATTAGCTGGCACGGCTGCTGTATTGCTTATTCAGGCTATGGATTATATAGAGTCTCAATTATATCAAGGCTATAAGTCTACAGACGCACAGCCATTACAGTGGCCGCGTGATAATGTTGTTATTGATAGCTATAGCGTTACTTCAAGCACTATTCCACAGCTTTTAATAGACGCTCTTTGCGAGTTCTGTATAGGAATAGATGGCGGCACTAATCCGCTGGCTAATGTTGACCGTGAAACAGTTAGGGAAAAGGTCGGAGAAATTGAGGTGGAGTATTCCGCTGGCTCTAGGATAGCTACTTATCTCGCTGCTGCTGAATCAAAGCTAAATAAATTACTAAGCAATCAATCCGGCATGTCTGCAAGAGTTATCCGTGGGTAAGTTCTACACGGGCTTGGCTTCTACGGCATCAAAGCTGTTAGCCGATAAAGGCCAATCAATAACCTTTACCCGCAAGACGTTAGCCAGCTTCGACCCTGTATTGGGTCAAGAAACGCTAGGTACTGCGACTACATACACAGGCAACGGCGCTGTATTCAATTACAAGAAGGCTGAATTAAAAGATGGTCTGATAGAAAGCGGTGATATTAAGCTGCTCTTAGAGGCGACTACAACAGCACCATTGATAGATGACACTTGTGTAATAGATTCCGACACTTATCGAGTTATGGACGTAATGACAACTTCACCCGCTGGTACTGTGGTTATCTACACATTGCAGCTAAGAAAATGAGCTTTAGTTCTGATATAGCAGGGTTTACTGAAAAGGCTCAGAAGGCGGCTACGGCTGTTTTTCGTGGTTCAGCCTTAGAGATATTCAGCAGCATAATAAGACGCACGCCAGTTAGGACAGGCCGCTTACGTGGTAACTGGCAAGCAACATTAAACACTATGGCGAGCGGTGACACAGAAGGCACAGCACAGAAAGCCTTGTCTACTGCTAATAGAGTAACTGGAAAAGCTGAAATAGTAGATTCTATTTATATGGTTAATAACTTGCCTTATGCTGATTCGATAGAAAACGGGCATTCTAAGCAGGCTCCCGCTGGAATGGTTCGAGTGACCATAGCCGAGTTTAAATATATTGTTATGCGAAACGCTAAGAAGGCTAAACGATGAGCGTATTTATTGACATAAGCGCGGCTTTAGACGGTCAATTAAACACGATGGCAAGCCTCCCCCCTGTAGCTTGGGAAAATACAACCTACGAGCCTGTCGTTGGTACGCTTTATCTACGGCCTACTAACCTACAAGGTGCAACGGTTCAATCTAGTCTAGGCACTAGCGGAACCGATGAAACTATTGGGATTTATCAAGTTGATATATTCGCGCCCGCTGGCAAGGGCAAAAATGCAGCCGTAGTAATGGCTGATAATATCGCAAATCATTTTAAACGCGGCACTAGATTAAGTTATAATAGCCGCATAGTAACGGTAACAAGCGCCCAGCGTGGCGGGTCACTAAATGCAGACGGCTGGTTTATGCTATCCGTTGAAATAATTTATAGAAGCTTCACAGAGGCGAGGGCGTAAGAAATGGCAACAACAGCAGCAGGTTCAGGTCACAGCATGGGTGCTATTGCGGAAGTTACCTATGGTACTACTCCGGCAACACCTACCTTTGTGGACGTTAGACACACTGGGACAAGCTTAGGTTTAAGCAAGTCTTCTTTTGAGTCTGACGAATTAAGAAACGATAGACAAATACAAAGCTTTCGACACGGCAATAAATCGGTTGCTGGTGATATTTCAATTAAAATGTCATACGGTTCGTTTGACCAATTAATTGAGGCGGCATTAGGTGGCACTTGGGATATTGGCGTGCCTAGCGCGGGCATTGACCAGTTAAAAGCGGGCGTTACTCGCAGATCATTTTCTATAGAGCGTTATTTTAGCGACTTGGACGTACCTGAATGGCATCGCTATACAGGCTGCGAGATTAATACGTTTAGCTTATCTGTTGCGCCTGACGCAATTGTTACGGGTACGTTTGGCGTTATCGGTCAAGATACATCAATCGGTACGGCCATTATTACAGGGGCTACTTATCCGGCGGCCACTACTGTCGAGCCTATGGACTCATTCAGCGGTACGATTACCGAGGGTGGCGGTGCTATTGGTACGGTAACAAGTATTGAATTTAGCCTTGAAAACGGCCTTAATCCTTTGTTTGCTGTTGGTTCAGACACAACAGACCGTCCTAGCATTGGCAAGTCTCGCTTAACTGGCACAATGACTACTTATTTTCAGTCTAAAACATTGCTCGAAAAGTTCATTAATGAAACTGCAAGCTCAATTATTCTAGTATTGCTCGACCCTGCTGGAAATTCATTCTCTATCGAATTGCCTAATGTTAAATATAACGGCGGTCAACCTGACGTAGACGGTGAGGGTGAGATCAGTATTTCATTGCCATTTATCGCGCTGTATGACGCTACAGATGATTCTCAGGTAGTTATTGAACGGAACCCAGTATAATGGATATTAGCGAGCTAGATACTTGCACTATTCATGGTGAAGGCTCAGAGCTTCAAATTAAAGACCAGCTAGGTAATGATACTGATGTTTATGTTACCGTTGTTGGTGTTGATTCTAAGTTGTGGCGTGAAACCCTTAAAGGCAATGCTCGAAAATCTGGTGATGACAAGTTATCTGATAATGAGATTTTGGCTAAAGTTTGCTTGAGCTTTAGAGGGCTTGAGTCAGAAGGCAAAGAAATCCCGTTTAGCTATGAAGCAATACTTAATCTATTAGAAATTGCGCCATATATTGCAGACCAGATAGATAGGTTTATTGGTAATCGTGCAAATTTTACCAAAAGCTAACCGATGAAGTATTAGCGTTTGCTGAGTGGTCTTTCAATGCTTACGGCTACGATAAAGACGCTAAAATAACAAGGTTGGCTCAATGGAATCAGGTTTTAAAATCATCAGGCATAAAGCCAGATGGATTAAGGAATAAACCAGAGCTAAACGAAGATGCGGGCTATTTATGGTCTTTGTATATTGAGATTAAAAACGGCTGTGAAAAAGTAACCTATCAAGAGCTTTTAGCCTATCAATCGTTAATAGGCAGCGTTACCCCTTTCGAGGTTGAATTAATGATTAAAATAGATAATTTAAGGGTTCAGCATGGCAACTGATATAGCAACGCTTGGCATTAAGATAGAAGCGAAGGATATTAAAAAAGCCGTTTCTGAGCTTGACCGATTAGAGAAAGGCGGGAAAGACGCTGAGAAATCCACAAAGAAGTTATCCAAGTCATTTGGTGGCCTTAAATCTGCTATAGCTGGTGTAGGACTGGGATTTGCTACCAAGCAAATAATAAGCCAAATAAATAAATACTCAGCACTATCTAATCAATTAAAGCTAGTCACAAAAGATGCAGAAGATTTGGCGGCCGTTCAAACTCAATTGTTTGATGTGGCTCAAGAGTCTCGCGGTAGCCTTGAAGGTACGATTGACTTATACAGTCGTTTGGCTCGATCTACTAAAGATTTAAATCTATCTAATCAAGACCTTTTAGGCGTTACTGAAACAATCAACCAAGCTATTGCTTTGTCTGGCGCGAGTGCTGCTAGTGCTAGTGCGGCTCTATTCCAGTTAGGGCAAGGCTTGTCGGCTGGCGCGTTACGAGGCGAAGAGCTTAATTCTGTAATGGAGCAAACTCCTGAACTGGCTAGAGCTATTGCAGAAGGGTTAGGCATAGGAATAGCCCAGCTAAGAGAAATGGGCGCGGCTGGTGAGTTAAACGCAGAGGCGGTAATTGCAGCATTGCAAAAACAAGCGGGCGCTGTATCTGATTCATTCAACCAAACAGAAAAAACAGTGTCTCAAGCCTTCACACAGATAGAAAACGTAGCCTTGCAGACGTTTGGCACGCTGGACGATAAGGAATTAGTCGGCGCATTAAATGAATTTAGAGAAATATTACAAGACCCAGCAATAAAAGACGGCTTGCAAGATATGGGGACTGGCTTGGTTCAAGTGGTTACTTATGGCATTCAGGCTACTTCTGTTATAGGCGGGTTATTTTCTAGCGTTAAACAAGGCTCTATGGAAGCAGCAGAGGAAATCGGCGCTCAAGGTTTATGGGGCTGGCTAACATCAAGCGCAGAAGAGTCTAAAAAAGTATTATCTGAACTAAAAGGCGAAATAGAAGGCACTAGCACGGCACTAGCGGAAGCGGTTACAAATGCAGGCGGCGGCGGTGATAGCGAGTTTGCATTATTAAGACAGCAAGAGATTAATGAGCAATTATTGATAGATCAGCAAATAGCAGACTCTATTTCGGCAGGCGCGGCGGCAGAAAATAGATTCAATGAATTAGAGGCAATAAAATCTAATAATGAGCAAATAGCTATAGCCAACTCATTGCATAGACTGAATGAAGAAGCGGCAGAGCGTACCCATTCTAAAATGAAAATGGATACCACAAAGAATACATTAGGTGTATTGGCAAGCCTTCAAAGCTCAGGCTCTAAAAAGTTATTCGAGATAGGTAAAAAAGCGGCGATGGCTTCTGCGTTAATTAACACCTATGAAGCTGTTACATTAACAATGGCTAAAACGCCTTACCCGTGGAATATACCACTTGCCATAGCTCAAGGTGTTGCGGGCGCGGCTCAGGTTAGCTCTATAAGCTCTCAGTCTTTTGGTGGCGGGGGTGGTGGCGCTCCTTCTGTTGGTGGCGGTGCTTCTGTGCCTAGTTTGCCCTCTCCTAACGTGCCTGTTCCCGTTCCAACAGATGGCACTACAGCCCCTAGAGAGGTGACTATTACCCTTAACGGCTCTGGCTATTCTAGGGAGAATGTACGGGATTTAATTGATAGCATAAACGAAGAATTGGGCGATGGCTCGACATTGGTGGCGGTGTAATGACTTCATATATTGGTTATAACAATTTAGTTAAAAGCGGGACGGTGACTGCTACAGATACGGCAGGATACGAAAAAGAAAACGCGCAAAGCTGGAAAACTTCGTCATGGTGGAGTGCTGGCGCAGTAGGCTCATATTCATATTATGTCGATATGGGTTCAAGCGTATCTATAAATTCATGGGGTGTAGCTGGTCATAATCTGTCTGATATTTCAGCAGATATTTATGTCCAGTATTCAGCAACAGGGGCTTGGGCTGGCGAGCAGTTAACTTTTAGCCCTACGTTAACCCCATCAAATAATAATGTTATTTATGTGGTTGGCGGGGCTATTTCCGCTAGATATTGGCGTTTTTTCGTGGCGGCCCCATCAGGGATATTTTATATAGCAAATCTATTCTTAGGTACTGTTCTTTATCTTGAGCGAGGGCTACCGGAGGGTTTTAGTCCGGCTAATTTAAATAGAGATCGTAAGATTTATAATAATATGTCAGAAAGCGGTAATTATTTAGGTCGCTCGTTAATTAGAAAAGGCTCAAAAGTTGATATAAATCAACCAAAGATTACTAGAGCATGGATTGATGCTAACTGGGATGCGCTTGCTAACAGTATTGAGTTGTATCCATTTTATTTTGTTTGGGATTGGGAAAACTACCCGCTAGAAACAGCTTATTGTATGGCTAATAATATTAAATACCCCGCTTATAGTGATAGCATCTATTTAGATTTCAGTCTTAATTGCGTGGCCCTTTATGACGTATGACACTAGCAGAATTGATGATAATAGAGCGCCTTTAACGGTCTGCGAAATTGATTTAGATTCATGCTCGTTAGCGTATGGCGTTGGAGCGTGTACGGCTGGCCTTACATCTGGAAACGAATGTTACAACACGTTCTTTACTTGCCAAGACACGGCAAACTACGCAAAGACCACTAAGACTTATAGGTTTTATCAGTCTGTTAGCTATATTCCTATTGGCGAGATTGGCTACCCTGCTATTGATGGCGAGCCACGGTTTACCCCAACACAGATAGACCCTAAAGGCACTCTAGGACGTAGAGGCGTAGCCAGTTTAAACCTTAAAGATTTTGCCGATGATGATATAGGCATTGACCCTTATTTTGCTACTAGGGCTTATGATGCTGAGTCTCAAGGCTCATTCTTTGGCAAGTTAAAAGCTAGAAATCCTTATTACAAAGGCCGCTCAATGAGAATTAGGCAAGGGTATATAAACGACCCTTTCTCATGGTCTGATTTTGACAGCCGTCATTATATAATTGACAGCATAGATTTAAGCTCTAAGGGCGCGGTTAAGATAACAGGCAAGGACATTTTAAAGCTTGCTGATGATAAAAAGGCCGTAGCCCCTGCCGCTAGTACAGGCACGCTTGTGGCCGCTATTACTGATGTTGCAACAACGCTAACGCTACAGACAGGCGAAGGAGCTGATTATGATGCGTCTGGCAGCGTTAGAATTGACAAAGAAGTAATAACATATACATCGATCACAACTGACACGCTAAACGGCTTAGGTAGAGGCGCACACGGCACAGAGGCTAAAGCTCATAGTATAGATGATGATGTACAACAGTGCTTAGAATATACCGCTGAAAATGTTGTTGATATTATTCACGAATTGCTAAACACATACGCAGGTATTTCAGAGTCATTCTTGCCTTATGATGCTGGCCTTGCTGTGCCTACTGGTACTGATGATTTGTGGGATTTAGAGAAAGCTGATTGGTTAAGTGGTAACGATTTAACCTATATAATCACTAAGCCAACAGGCGTAACAAAGTTATTGCAAAGACTATGTGAGCAAAACTTAATATACATATGGTTTGATGAGCGCGACCAAGAAATTAAATTAAGAGCTATTGCCCCTGCATTAAAGAATGAAACACCCCCAACGCTTACGGATGCCTCAAGCATTGTCGCTGATACGATGTCTAATAAAGACAATGCGAAAGACCGCGTATCTCAAATATGGGTATATTATGATATTGAAGATGTAACAGACGGATTAGACAAAGCAGAGAATTATAAAAAGCTGCATGTTCAGGTCGATAGTGATTCTGAAAATGTTAACGCTTACGATGAGAAGTCTATTCGTGTTATCTATGCCGATTGGCTAGGTAGTGCTAATGCTGGCTTAATTGTTACGTTAGCGGGTCGATTGCTGTCTAGGTACGCAGGCACACCAAGCACGGCTAAGTTTAAAGTCGATAAAAAAGATGCAAGCGTTTGGACGGGTGATAGTATAATACTCAAAACATTTGCTTTTCAGGATATAGACGGCTCAAGCTTAACGCAAAGCGCACAGATTTTAAAAGTATCAGATATTCACGACAAGCAACAGATAGAGATAGAGGCTCAAACGTGGGATTATTCAATTTTATCTTATGGTTTTATAACACCTGATACAATGGGTGATTATTTAACAGAAACAGACGATAACAAAGCCGCATACGGGTTTATTTGTGAAAACACTGGATTAATGAGTAACGGTGATGCTGGCTATTTAATAGCATAGGTGATTTTATGACTTGGACAGTAATTAATAATAGTGATGTAGATGCGGACAGCCCAATAACAACGGGCTTAATGACAGCATTGCGTGATAACGTAGCCTCTGCTTTTGCTAAAGATTCAGGCGCACCAGTATTAGCTAATGATTATATTGTTGCTGCAATGATTCCTGACAGCGAGATAACTGGTGATAAGCTTAATGATATGACCGCTGGTACAGAAGTTATTTCCTATTATCACGGGCAAATACCAACAACAGTGGCTCATTCTTCATATAATAAAGTTTTTCAATGTCGGTCTGGGCAGACTGGGACTGTGAGAGTAGGGTGGGAAAATCCTAATACATCAATGTATGGCCGTGTCTATAAAAATGGCGTTGCAATTAGCGGGGAATTTACGGGCGCTGGGGCTAAAACGTATGATTTATCTGTAGTCGAGGGCGATTTAATACAGATTTACGGCAATTGGAGCACAAACGGCTATCAGACTGGCGATGACATTAAAGACCCGTGGATAGGGGTTACTAATGGCGTTGGCATAGTTGGCGCTTGGGAGGTTTCATAGCATGTTTATAAGCATAGATAATAATGGCGCTATATTAGATACTCATAATGAAGAAGGCGTTGATTTAATTCAGTTAACAGAAGATCAATCAAAAGAAATAGCTCATTCTGTATATGGTCATTCTGTATATAATTATATTGACGGTGTTTTGTCAGAGGATGCTACAAGAAAGGCTGATGTAGATTTATCAAAGAAAAGAAATACAGTCGCATTAAGCAGAATGGACTTTATGCTCGCTTTGGATGATGCTCTATTGTTATCAACGGTTGAGGATTTTGTTGCCTTGCCTGACACGTCTAGCCGAATTAAAATAATGTGGGCTAATGCCACGGTATTTAAGAGAAATAATCCAGAGGTATTGCAGGTTTCGGCGCTTTTGAATTTATCAGATTCTCAAATTGATGGTATTTTTGGCATATGAATATATTAACTAAAAGATTTATGTTTTTTATCGCCTTGCATGCCTTGACAGGTGGCGCGGCTCTTTACTACAACATAGAATTATACGTTATAGGCGGCATAGTGCTGCTGTGGCTTATGTTTATTCCAACTGGATTGATATTAACAAGGCACAGAGAAAGGCCTTTAACGGGGCTTAGATTGTGGCTTGCGTATATATGGGGCGTTGTATTTGTTATTGCTGATGTGATTGTAAATTACACTTGCATGACTTATGTATTTGCAGAGCTTCCAGACAGTGACCGCAAGACAGTTACAGAAAGATTAAAGCATTATTTACGCACAGAGCCTTATTCATGGCGCGGAAAAATAGCCGTATTAATGTGTGAATATCTTATAGAACCGTGGGATTTCGGCCACTGTGCGATTAAATAGCATTAACAAGCCTAATAGCTTAAAATACACTAAATTAAGAGGATATAGATAATGGCAAACGACCCACATAACGGCGCTAGTTTAACTCTGTCAAAAGACACTGCAACAGGCGACCCTCTATACGACAAAAGCACTAACGGCGCAAAGCATACAGAAACGCAAGCAGGCTCAGTAAATGCTTACGGCGCACATATAGAGGATAGAACCGAGAGTGTTCTAGGCGTTGCAAAAGATACTAATAATGAAATTATCTATACATCGCCTGATATATCATGGTGTAAGACTGTAACAGTTCATTGTTTAGTAGGCACTGTTGATGTTGAAATGTCTCTTGATTATGGCGTTACATGGTTCGTAACTACTGTTAAAACAATCACCACAGCAGGGGTTATTGTAGACCCTGACACTCAGATAGCATTCGGCGAGAGAGGGACATTAACCCGTGATGTAAATGGGTTATTTACTAATATACGAGTTCTTAACGTGGGTAGTGTTGCTAATACTAATGCTCAGATAATTTACGGAGCTTAATATGCCTAATGTATACAATGGAATTATTCCATTCGGTTCAGATGATGAAACAGTCCTTATTCAGTGTTCATGTAAAGACACTGATGATATTACGTCAAAATCTGGCGTTGTTCAGACCGGCGCGGTTGTATCTAGTGAAGGTGTAACAATTGGCGCTAATGGCGGTATATTATTTGATATGTCCAGCCTTGATCCTGTTATAAAAGCTCAGATGCAATACACAGGGCAGGTTAGTTTTGAGATAGATGCTTACTCATTTGCTACATTTGTTGCTGAATTTTCAACGGCCAAAGACTGGGCAACATCTGGTTATTTTATTAATTGGCATTCAGCTATCAGTGGCGCAACTCCTTATGGTTCCATACACATAGATGCAAGTAATAGGATAGTTGCTTATATTTCTGCTACAGCAGACACACCGGCTATAAACTCATGGTTTAGATCACACGAAGCAATCGCGTCAGGTAATAATAATAGATTCATTGTAACGCTGTCATGGAATGGCTCAGAAGGTGAGATTTATTTTAATGGCAAGCTTGCTGGAACAGGTGCTAGAGCGGCTTATACAGGCGGCATATTTGAGCATTTAATGATAGGCGCAGTAGTTAATCAAGCTTTACCAGCAACAGGCGCATTAATGAGCAATGTGGTTATGGCTTCTCGGCCTGTTAGCTTTGCAGTTAATCCAAAGCTATCTAATATTGTTTGGTACGGAGACTCTTTTGTTGATAATAGCGATGCGTCAGAAATGTATGGAGCAGGCTGCACACTGGCTTTTGATTCAGTTTTCCACAATATTGGTTTAAAGTGCGCGTCTGTAGAAGCGGGAGTTGGTGGGTCTACTGTAAATAATACAGGAACAACGGCTATCGAAGATCAAATAAGCGGGGCTGATGCTACTAAGCCAAATCTGGGCGTGTCTGATTTAAGACCTAAAATAGCTCTATATCGTGGCTGGACTAATGACGCTATAGACTTATCATTTACGCTTGCTGATTCTGATACAGATATGAAGGCGCAGATAACATCTGTACTAGCAGTATCAGATCATATAATTATAGGTACGGTTCCATCTGTTGATATAAGAAACGGAAGTACATGGTCTGGTGATGCCACAAGAATAGCGCGTGTTGATACTATTAATGGTTATATAAACGCATTACCGACATGGGCTGCATTAAATGGGTTTACTGATAGAGTTCATATAGTAGATCAATTCACTTATTTTGGCGGGCATAACCCACAAGGCGCTCAATTAAAGTGGTTTAAAAATGCCGATTTCCACCCTAATGGATTTGGACAGTGGAAGCAGGGAATTTTATTTGCTAACGAAGCTAAAAAGCTATTATCGTGAAAACCCTACTAATAAGACGAGTAACCACAAGCAACAAAGGCACTAAGGGCGTATTAGTATTTGAAAACGACCCTTTTGCTGTAACGCTTGAGCGTGAATGGAATAATAATAAGCCTAGTGTTGGTGACGTTGCTGGTGCATGTATATTAGCTGGTGAATATATCTGTAAGCGTGTTGATAGTCCTCGCTTTAATGATACGTTTGAAGTGATGAACGTACCAAACAGAAGTCACATATTATTCCATAAAGGCAATTTAGATGATGATTCACGCGGCTGTATCTTAGTTGGTGAGTCGTTTGGCATGCTAGGTAATGATTCTGGTATACTCGACTCTAAGCATGGTTATAATGAATTTATGAATTTAATGTCTGATACTAATGAGTTTAGATTAATCATAGTGGATGACTGGAAAACTAACCTATTAAACTAGGAGTGAATAACATGGCATCAACAGGCAGAGGCAGAGGGAAAGACAAGAAGAAACGCAAGCGCCGTACTAAAAAATGATTAACGGCTTAGATATTGCGTTCCTTTCCATCCTCTGCTTAATGGTATTTCTAATATCAGTAAATGCTGATAAGCTTACTAAATCACCTATAAGCTGGCTTAGTTTTAAGTTTACAAGACAATCTGCAATAGCGTTTTTATTGCTTTCTGAATTTTGTGTTTTTATATCGGTAGACGTTTTAATGAGGTCATATGATATATACGCGGGGGCTTGGTTTGACCCTGTCATGTCCTTAATCAATGTTGCTTATGTGCTTATATTTGTAATTGCTGGGTCGTTTTATTTTGCGGCCCTTTCTTTTGTTATTGCTGCTGCTCATTTAATGTTTTATATCGTTTATGGTGCAGATGTGCCTTTAGAGTTATATACACAAGCAATGACCTTGTTCTGTGTCTTGCAGTTATTAGGGCTAAGTAGAGGCGCGTATCATGGCTTTGCAAGGATTAGACATAGGGTTCATACTGGCAGGGATGGGAATAATTCTAATTATTATCGTGTTGTCTGAGATAACAAAAGGCAAATAATGGAAACTATACCTAATGATGTTTTGATAGCTATAGTTTCTGCTTTATGCGCATTCATTTTTTTATTATTTTCGATAATATTTTATTTAATAAAAGCTCAAGTAGACTCGATTAAGATTAAAATACATGACAATGAATCATCAGTGCAGGCGGTTGACGAAAAACTTGATTCTCATATTATAGATTTTCACACGGTTAAATAAGTGGATGATAAAAGAGTTATAGCTATTATATTGCTGCTTCTAGGTGTTGGTGCATCTGATAGCGCGCTTAATATTATGAAGCCGACTCAAGACGTAACCGAAAAGATAAACGATATAAATGTACTGCAACAACTAGTTCTTTATAGACTTGCGGTTGTTGAAGACTCTATAGTTAAATGCAACGAAAAACACGAAAACAAGGATGATTGAATGAAAAACACACTAATACTAATCGCTTTACTATTTACGTTTAACGCATATGCGGTAGATATAAATATTAAAACATCAGGGATTTAATGATAATGATTTTAAATATTGAAGAGCTTGATGATTTTGTAGATGCAATAAACAGGATAGAAAACAAGCTAGACGAATTGATATTGTCGAATAAGCCTACAGATGAGCCTAATACAGCCCCTATAGATACACCTAAGAAAGTTCCAGTAGACGCTCCAATCACCACTAAAAGCATTACTAGACTTACAGATTACGTCAATCAACCACCTGTGGGTTTTGCTAGGAATGATTACTCACGAAGACAGGCGTTTAACTCTGATAATTCTTTAGTTTTAATATACGCCAAAAACGGATACTGGCATTTATATAAATTGGACGGGACTTATTATAGAAAATTAAGCTTAGGCGGTGGCAGCGTTGAACCTCAATGGCACCCAACTAATCCCGATGTGCTTTACAAATTCCCTAATAACGGCGGGTTGTCTATACTTTCTCATAATGTACATACTGATGAAGTCGCTGAGGTTTGTGATTTATCTGGCGTTAAAGATATATGGCCTACAGCTGCTAGATGCTGGACTAAATCCGAAGGAAGCCCATCAAGTGATTTTAAATATTGGGGGTTGCAGGTAGAGACAATCGATTTTAAGCCATTAGGTTTAATTGTTGTTGATATTAATCAAGGCATAATTTCTAGCTTCGATTATAAAGAGCATGGAATAGGCAGACCAGACCATGTAAGCATGAGTCCTAGCGGTGAATATATAGTCCCATCTTGGCATGTTCCTAATGAGTGTAAAAGCACTACAGAGCTAGGCACTAAAGACAGTCCATGCGGGTTAATGGTTTATTCGAGAGACTTTAATTCTGGTCATGGTATAGCTAGAAAGGGGCCGCATTCAGACATATGTATTAATTCTGATGGTGATGATTGCATTGTTTATACTGATTATGACATTGGGTTTGTTACCTCATTTAATCTAAATACGCATGAGCGAATAAACTTGTTTTCACTGTATGAAAATGGAGCTAGTACAGCTTTTCATATATCAGGCAAGGCGTTTAACTCAGCTGGTAAAATTCTTATATCTACTTACGGCGGCAAAAATGGCGTTAGATGGTGGACTGACGCAATATTTTCATGCACTGTAGAAGATAACCCAGTTATTACTAAGTTAGCTGACACAAATAACACAGGTTCCGGTTATTGGTCAGAGCCTCATGCAAGCGTTAATAGAGATTTTACTAAGGCCGTATTTAACTCAAATATGGACAGTGGCTTAGAAGTAGATTGTTACTTACTAGAAATAGAAAGGAAATAAAATGACATACAAGGGTATTATAAAAAAATCACGAACTTATGATTATGCAGCATTATTAGCTGTGGCCGCTGTTGTTTTGCAGGCTTTACCAATGCTGCAAGATAAACTAGCTGGAAACTATGGCTATGTATTCATGGGTGTTAGTGTTGTTGTTGCATTTCTTAGGCACAAAACTACTGGTGCTGTCGGTGCTAAGTAAAATACTAGGCGGCTTAAGTGCTGTATTAGCGTTTGCTGTATTATTCCTTAGAGGCTCGCTGGCTAATGAAAAGGCAGAACGTAAGCAAGAAGAGCTGAAACGAGCTAAGGCGTTGCAGCGATCATCAGAGAAAGCCACAGATGCACTAGTGGAGGGATTAGAGAATGAAAGCAAGCCTATTGAGCGCGGCCATTATAATAAGCCTGACTAGCTGCACTACTATTGAATATTTGCCCGCTGATTTATCAGGAAAGATACCGCCAAGCCTAAGATCATTCACAGAGGCCGAGCTATCTTGTGTGGCCGATGATACCTATATTAGAGTTGTATTAGGTGATAAGCGGATAGAAACGCTAGAAGGCATTCTTATATCAACTAAAGCAGCGAAATAACAAACTCTACAACCTCAGTAACTGCCATAAATGCCGCATAGAACAATAACAATGCAGCTATCATAAGGAATATTGCTGGTAGTTTACTTTCGTGTTTTGATTCATTTTTCATTTTAATTTCCTAGTCTTGCTCTTAGTCTTCTGATTAATTTATCATGTGCTTTTACGCATTTTTCATTCTTCATATAAGGCAGTACAGCTACCCAATACTTAAGCCATAATGCGAATAAAAACGATCTCATTCTAATTTACTCCACATTTTTCATCACCTTTATAATACAGATTCTTTGCATACCCACCAGTAACAGGCGTACAAACTACAAGTAAATGATGAGCTGAATAATCAGTTAGATCATCAACATCACAGGCTTTGACTAACTCCATGCCAATAATAATCCATATCGCTATTAAGGATATTAATGCTAGTGTTTTACTCATTTAATCACCTCATCAATTGCTTCCTTTATGTTATCCATTACGTTGCAATCGCCATCATATCCCCATATAGTAGAGTCAACAGCACCCTCAATAGCCTCTATAAGCTCAAGCTTAAATGCTTCGTTGTTTCTGGTGTTCCATTTATCTATTACCTTTTCATCCATCCATTCAAAGTCATGTTTTAGCGCCCCAACACGAGCCAGGCCAAAACACCCGAAAGTCTGGCATTCAACAACTGAAACTCTCTTTTTAGTGTGCATGTTACCAACATGGTGTAATTTAGCTTCACCACCACAGAACGGACACGGCTTTAACTCACTCATCGTCTTTTACCTTTGCGTTTAGATGTTCTAAATAGCTTTCATATCCTTGCTCAGTATTAGTGCCTGATTGGTTATGCCACCAATAAAAGAACGCTATCGAATGCGCCTTAAGTTCTGCCTCATGCTGCTGTGTTAGCTCGTCTATGTGAGATTGTGAGTAACACTTAGTCCAATTAGCTGTATAAACTTTTGCGCTGAACCATTTGCCACTCGAATTGTCGCCTGTAAATTTATGCGCATAGAAAACATCTGGCATATCTTTATTGTTCAATGGATTATTATTTAACAATGGCGAGCCATCTGGTGTACCTGTTCTGAATGTATCTTTATTGGTCATTGTTTAATCCTCAAGTTGCCCTTTTTCTCTTGCGTACTCCATGTATTTAAGAACTCGCTTTTTCTTTTTGTCGATAAGTTTTCTATCTAAAGTTTCCACTCGATCAAACTCGTCACAAACCATTTCATACACGGCAACTAAATCGTGAACTTCTTTGCGTAACTCAACCCAATTAGTGTTTTTCGTATGCGGGTTTGTATCTAAGATACCAAAGCGAATTATCTTACCTATAACCTGTTGTATTTCTCCACACTCCTCACCAACGCAGCCTATTAAATGATCTAGTTTGGTATTCATCACTCCACCTCGCTCTGTATGCTACGTTTTTTATCCCTTAGTATTTTTAATACATCAACAATAGCTTGATTGTAACTAAACTCACCAGCTTGCATGATTCCGCTTATTTCATTTATTTCATGCTCCATCAACGCAAGCTTCTCACGCTGTAGGTCGGCTTTGTGCTTTTTCTTTAGTGTTCTTTCTCTTGCAATAGATACTCTCATCAGCTCATCTGTATTAGCAATAACATCCGATGCTTTCATGTAGGGTGTTTTCGGCATTGCTGGGTGATCTATTGCTTTATCGAACCATTTTCCACTAGTGTTAGAAGGATAAATTTTCCCTGCATATATAGTTCTTGGCATTGATTTATCGCTCATCATATTTCCTTCAGGCTATGCCTATGCTATATCGTAATACTTTAAAATATCACTACGCAAAACAGCTACAGTATCGCCAAACCTAGCAGGCTCATTAGCTGCTTTATTGTTGGGCTCAAGTGGTGCGTAGTATCTACCATCTTCATACATGCTTAATGTCTCTGGTAGGCTGCATAGTGGCTCTATTGAAGCGTGTGATTTAGGTGCGTCTGCTTTCTTTACTAAGTTTACTATATTCATAATATTGTCCTTGGCTATGTTTTGTTAGCCCTTCTATCGATGCTTTCAACTGCTGCAATTGCTAGAGTTGCTATTTGAATATATCGCTTACGAGCTTTGTCATTGCTTCCCATAGCTGCCATACGTCTAGCCCAACCATTGTAATCTGAAATCATTTCATGCCAATCAAGCGGAGTCCATAAATCATCGTTAATCTCATCGCCCCATTTAGAAATCTGACGCTCTCGCTCATCAATAACTTCTAATACGGCTGGATGCTTATTTAATTCCGGTATGCTCATCATTCTTTCCTCTTATTAAGCGCCCCACCGACCAGCTCGGTACACCACATACATGCTAACGGCAGGGCAAACAGGGTTAACCACGGCCTAGCACGGCCCTATGTGGCTTGGTTTAAGACTTTTCAATTTCATCTATAAACTGAACGATCTTCTTTTTATTGCTGATATGCACCCATTTTTGTAAATGAACATAGCCATCAGCCCGCTTTTTATCTCTAAAATCCTTTTGCCACTTCCTTTCATTTTCGCCTTTCCTGTCTGCTGGTCGTTTAGCCATCTTCACTAACCAATCTTGCTGGATGGTATTGAGATAGCGACTCTTTAATAAGCTTTTTCTCTGCCGTTGTGAATGGCGCATCAATACCCAATTCTTTGCACTTAGTTGGTGAAATATTAATACTCATCATTTCATCGTTTGTTAGCTCGAAATAAGCCTCTGCTGCCTCCTCGTATCGCTCATTTGCCAAAGCCTCAACAACTACATCAATTGTGTCTTTGTGCTTCTCTATGGCTCTTACAATCGGGTGTTCGTTAAAGTCTATACCGTCATGCTCGTTAATTACTTCAATAGCATTATCAAATCGCTCTGATTTATCAGTTTTAGGCCATGTTTTAGACTCACGCTTAATTATGGTCTTTTTAGCCATTTCTCCGAAAAACGTATTCCAAGGGCTAAAGCTTGAATTTGCGCCTTGTGATTTATCTTTAATCTCGTTTATTTCTTTTAATGACATAACGCCAGCTAGATAATCACCTTCTTTTGTCTTTGCTTCACAGTAAACGCCTAGAATAGCGCCTCTATCAAATGGTTTAGTGCATTCAAAATCGGCCTTCTGTGTTGCTCCTCTGTAAATAAAATCGTCATTTTCATGTATTAACTCAGCCCTAGCCCATAAAATAGAGCCTGTATCGGTAGCTAGTTTAATTAAACCAATATAGCTAATATCTAAGCAGGCTTGATTATCACGCGGTACAAGATAAGCGTATCTAGTAGCAGGATTAAGGCTTAATCCAATTGCAGCAATATTAATAACTGCATTGCGTAAAGACTTGGGATTATTATTTGCTATCTTCATTAGATAATCATTCTTAGTGATTAGCTGTAGTGCAAACATTGCCTCTGTATCATAATTAACAAAATTATTTACCTTGTTAATCTCTAAAAACTTATCTTTAGAACCAGCTAAGGCTAATTGCCAAGGCGGTCTATTTTCTAGTTGTTGTGCTTCATTGCTCATTCGACATTCTCCTGTCGCTCTTTTAAAGTAAGAATTAACCATTCTAGATACTCTAGCTCTTGTTGAGCGGTTAAGCTGCAACATACAGTATCAAGCAATTGATTGGTTGCCTCTGCTACGTCTTGTCTTTCAATTGTTATATTCATGGTGTAATTCTCTACCAGTTATTAAGCTTTGGCCAATGAGTTATTTTAGGGGGTGTATAAAATTAGCTTATACCTTTATCCGCAAAGCTTCCGTAATATGGATAAACCGTTATTAGCTTTTTATTTGCTATTACAAATACAAGCCTTTTCTTTTTCTTGCTTACTTTATTGTCGTAAAATCTAGCCTCGCCCCTGTGCTTTATCTTTCTAAATATACTGTCTTTTCTTTCTATTTCTTTTGCTAGAGATAGCATTATTTCTAGCTTGAGCATATTAATAATAAAGCCGCCGCCTTTTACGTTTCTTACTAGGTATGGCGCTCGCTGTATTAACATTTCCTTAAAATGGTCTGTTATTTCAAGCTCGTCAAGGTTTAACACTTGCTTAACTCCTTAAATTGATCTTTATAATATTGTTTAATCTCTTTAATATCATCAATAGACCACTTCTGCGCCCTGTGTTGGCCTTCTAGCCAAGTTAGCGCCTCGATGCCTATCTTAGCCAGTAGATTAACCCTGTAGGCCGCTATATTGCCTGATAGCATGAGATTGCAATTCTTGTTGCATTGTTTGTGAACATTTAATTCTGAAAATCTAAGCTCTGGATGACCGCCCCGCGTGAAGTAATGACCCGCACAATATTGGATATTTTGCTTAGTGGTTCCGCAGCTTATGCAAGGCTCGTTAATATCACGCTGGCGAATATAAGCATTAAAGGCCGTTTGAGCTTCTTCCAGCCACTTAGCGCGAGTTTTAGCCTTATCCTTTAGTCGTTTAGTCTCTTTCTTGAATGCCTTGTCCTTAGCTGCCTGAGAATGCTTTATAGCGCATATTGGGCCGCATACCTGCTGGGTAGTCTGAAAGGGGGTGTATTTCCCCTTGCAAACCTTACAAGTCTTTGGCTTTATTCTTTTCTTCACGTTTCTTATCCCAACTTAAATTAATAGCGTTAATGGCTTCACATCGCTTATTAGCATTGACTTCATCGTCTAGGCTATATTCATCTATTACAATTCCGTCTTTACTGACTATCTGGTGCTTTTTGCCGTGTTGTTTAACTGTGTATTTCATTTAGGTTTTTGGTTTTTTAGATTCTTCATCAATAAGCTCATCTGATGCACATATCAAGCATTTTGCTATCTGGTGTATTGGTATTGCTTCGTAGCCTTCACTAATTAAATGTTTTTTGAATTTAGATGAAAATTCCATCATGTCACTAAAAGTAATCTCAGTTGCTTTTTCTATAAAGCTCTTAAAATCGTATTTCATCATTATTTCCTCTTGGGGTTAACTGGCTTCTTTATATTTAGCTACTTCAGTCTGCAAGTACATAATTTCAGCCTTCATAGAGTTTCTTATTTGAATCTCAGCAGCAAGGATGTCTCTAAGCTGCTTTCGTACTTCTCTGAGTTGTGCAATATCCCAGCCTTCCATAATCTTAAACGTAAAATCCATCATCTTCTCCTGTTAGGTTGGTTACTCGTAATCTAAGCCTACTAGATCAACGTTAGGTCTATACCGCTCATCAGAGTCAAGGAATGCCGCGGCAGCCCATAGGAATGCCGCTAGATCATCTCTGTTGTGTGGCACGTGGTCTTGATTGCTTAGGTGCAAAACAAAAGAGTTAGGCAGAGGCGTGTTTGGCATATAGCCAGCTCTGGTTATTTTCACTGACTCATAGCGGTCTTGAATGCCTAACCCTATCTCAGTCTCAAAGTAAGAAAATTTATCGTCTTCTGATGTTGGGAATTTAACTATGTTATTCATGACTCATCCTCGATCTGTATGCTTACACCATATCTGCTAGTATTTGTGGCAACTCTCCCGTGCCATTCTTCCCGCTTATTCACGGACTTGTTAAATGCTTTTAGACAGTCGCTCATATACTCTGCCAATATAAAATCAGGCGTATTGCTTTCACCTTCTCTGCATTTAATGTTTATTAATGATACAAGCTCTTCCTCAAAGCTCTTATCGAAGCTCGCTCTATATTCTTCTGGCGAATCGTGTATTTCTTCATTCATCGTATTTCCTTTTATAAGCTGTGGATGCTTTACAAATTCACTCATAGCATTTCCTCATCACTAAGAACAGTTTCAGTTTGTACAACTTCCCACTCACCCCAACGTGGTTTTACTGCTTCTCCTACATAAGAATTGTCACTGTACACATTTCTAAATCTACACATCAATACAGGTTCAGATTTTTGTCCACCTTTGTAATGCGTTACGAACCATTTAAGTTCTACGTTGTTATCATCTATCATGTCTATCTCCTTAGTTAAGGTTGGTTAGCATTTCTTGCAATTGCTTTTCATTTCAGTGCCTGACTCAAAGTAGCCGTAAGCCCAATAATCAGCGTGACCACAATCAATGCATCTCGTTTTACATTCGTTTATATGTGAATCTGTGTTATCAACAATTTCTATCTTATTTTTTCCTGCACATTTATTGCATGACTCTTTACAATGATATTCACTCATAGCTGTGTCCTTTTCGACTATTTGAAGAATCTATTGAAATTAGGGGTTTTTAGATAGAACCTAGACGTAGGGTCATAAGCCATATTTGATTTACAAAGCTCTTCATATTTCCTGAAATCTCTTGTTGCAGCAGCGGGGCTAATATCAAAATAATCAATAATTGCCACTCTATTTACCATGCCGTAGTTAGCAAGCAGAAAGTCTATAAGCCTTAGTCTTTGCTCTGTAGCGTATTTCATTGTTCATTCACTAGGCATTCGTCACAAAACCAGCCTTCATCACGGTCATTTACTGGCTCTGCTTCAAACTCTTTATCACAAGAAAAACAAACCTCTGTTTTACATATATCGCAATGCTCTTTACATTTTGAGCAAATTAGAATATCTGAATCGACATGAGCGCCGCAGCAATTACTTAAATCCACAGTCGTATCTCCTAAAATTAAATTAAGACTAGGAATACTTGTGATTAAACGGTAATTTAGATAAGATACTTACATTGGTTGCTCATAGAGCGGTTGAGTCGTAAATCTCTAATCTGTCTTACTGCTTAATCAGGCTTCGCAAACCTAATCAATG